AATCCATCTAGCTTACCTATTGGTACGGCATATGCTGTAGCCTTTAGTAAATAGTGATTTATGTAAATACTATGAACTTAGAAACTAACTCTTAACACAGGATAACAAAATGACACAAATGCCCGACACCCTGACACTCGCCCAAGTTGAAGAACTTCGTCGTACCCTCCCACAAAAGGACATGAAAGACCTCATGCCAGTGGGAATGGGAAGTAATATCGACATCGACAAAATCATTGAAACCCAAGTCCAAGTCATAGACGGACAAGAGGTATTTATACCAACGGAGACTGAAAAATGATCTACGCTTACAAAAAAGGTAGCGAGTGGAACCTAGCTTCGCTGATGCCTAAGTTCAATGGTGTTGGGGGCTGGCACACTCTTTCTGACGCTGAACGAGCCAAACATAAATGGTATCCTTGTGTTGAGATTAACGCTAACTACGATCCTATTTCCCAGATTAAAAGTGAGCCTGAGTTCAGTCTTCTAGATGGTGTCGTTACAGCAACTTACACTATTTGGGACAAGCCTGATAGCCAGATTTACTCCGAAGCTGCTTCTGAGGTAAGGGCTAAACGCCAAGAACTAATCACTGACACTGACTACCAAGCCCTCTCAGATGTGACCATGAGTGCTGAGATTAAAGGTTATCGTCAAGAGTTGCGTGACATCACGGACCACGAGAACTTCCCTAATTTAGATGAAGAAGACTGGCCCACAGCACCTTAAGGAAACAACATGAGTTATAGTCTAGGTAAACGTAGTAAACAAAATCTAAGTGGTGTTCATGCTGATCTAGTGGCTGTTGTTGAGTTAGCCATTAGTAAGTCGGATTATGACTTCACGGTACTTGAGGGTCTACGGAGCGTTGAACGTCAACGAGAGTTGTATAACGCAGGTAAATCCACCACAATGAACTCACGACATATAACAGGTCATGCTGTGGATATTGCTCCTTGGCCGATCTCTTGGGATTGGGAACACTTCCATCCCCTAGCTGCTGTTATGAAAGCTGCTGCCATAGAACTTAATGTTGACCTTGAGTGGGGTGGTGATTGGAAGTCTTTTCCAGATGGACCTCATTTTGAACTCTCACGAAAGACGTATCCATGAGTAACGAACCTTGGCACCTCTCTAAAACAGTGCCTGCATCCCTGATCTTTGCTATTGCTATGCAGACTGTAGCTTTAGTTTGGTTTGTATCCTCATTGAATAGTTCTGTAGAAACCAACAGGACCAGTATTATTAAGTTAGAGACTAAGACAGAAACTATGGAACAGATTGTTCAACAGCAAGCTATATCAACTGCTCGTATGGATGAGAACATCAAAGCTATTCGTTCTGCTGTAGAGGCTATGGCAGGCCGATGAAGACGTATAAACGTGAAGTGGCAATAGTCTTATTCATATGGCTGGCTTACATTGTGGAGACTAAAGATGTTAATACTATTGAAATCTTGGTCTGGCCGATCTTTACGTTTAGTGCTTTGGCTTTTGGTATGGATTGGTTTGGTAAGTCTGGCGGGGTGCGGGGCAAGTCCCCTGAGCTTGCTGACAGGCGGGGGACCGAACATAGCAGCGAACACACAGGTAGGTAAAGAGAACACACAGAACGTAGGTGTCAACACAACGATACGACCACAACTACGTGTAGAAGCCCCTGTAGAGACTGTCGTACAAGATGCCAGCACAACAAAGACTACTGAGGTCGATCCTCTTATGCTTATACTCCTGATCTTGGGCTGGTTAGCCCCCAGCCCTAATGAGATCGGCAGGTCATTCTTAAAGCTATTTAGACGATAAACACTATTAAACACAAATAAGCCCAAGGTATCCATTACGGACGCCTTGGGCTTTTCTGATTCTAGTCGTCTTGTTCTTCTATCATGCCCAGCTTTTCCATTGTAAGGGCAACACCCTCGTATAGATTTGATATGTCGTTCTGTAACCCCCCTGCCTTGTACGCTAGGAATACGGACACTAATAGATTAGCAACGATGATACCTTCAAACAGGGTCATCACAGTTTCTCCTGTAGTTTAATAAGTCGGTTGCCGTACCATTCAGCTTTCTTCAAGTCCTCAATGCCATTCTTATACCGCCATCGGTGTAGGTACTTTGCGATATTCCCTCGGAGGTAGCCTACATACTCCTCATACGACAAGAAGTCTTCGATGTAGTCAATGCACTCAATACTACCTTGACCGTAGTGAATGGGGCGATTGACAGGGTTAAAAGGTTTACCACTGTCTTCACCATAGTCCTGCTGTTCTTCTGTTTTCCACTTAGCCAATTAGATACCCTCTTCCATAAATGCGATAATCCACTGCTTACACAACTTAGACCTTACAATGTCTTCAACCCCAAACTCAATGATAGAGATAGGGATCATGTACTTCTTTGCTAGATGAGTAGCTGTAGATAACCCACTAGAACCCTTAATGTCAGACTGTTGAATGTCCCCGTTAAGAACGACTGTACAGTTTTCACCCATACGTGTCAGGAACATCTTCATCTCATGCGGTGTTACGTTCTGTGCTTCATCTAGGATGACAAACGTATCCTCAAAGCTACGCCCCCGCATAGTCTCGAAGGGGATAACCTCAATGTTCTCCGACTTAACGCCTGTTTCCACTGCACCCCTCCCTAAGTGCTTAACCAGAACCTCAAAGACTGGCTTAACCCACTCGCCCATCTTTTCCTCTAGGCTACCCTTAAATAAGCCTAGTGTTGGCCCTGACGGTACGTTAGGACGAGTGATAACGATCTTGTCGATAGTCTTTGTGAGGTACAGGTTACATGCCTTAGTAGCAGCAATGTACGTCTTCCCTGTGCCTGCGGGTCCATACACAATGACCTGACTGCATTCCCCAAGAGCCTTGATGTATTCGTTTTGCTTGGTTGTCTTTCCCAGTAGTTCAACAGGCTTCTTAGCTGCTGCTTTCTTGTATGTCGTAGCCCGTTTGCTATCTACAACGATACCACTAGACTCTGTATATTCCTTAGACGCAACTCTCTTTGCAGTGCGCTTCTTAGGTGCTTGCTTAGACATATTAGGTTGGCCCCTCTTTCAGTAGTTGTTGTAACTCTTTGTAACCACCTACGTGGCTACCGTCAGGTCTGAACACTTGTGGAACTGTAGTTAAGCCTGCCTTCTTCATAAGTTGCAGAACCCACTTACTGCTACCGTCTTGGACGTTATACACTTGGTACTGCCTGTTGTTGCTCTTAAGTAAGGTCTTGGCGACATCACAGAAGTTGCACTGGTCTCTGGTTATTACTACCCACATAATCTTTCCTTATGGTCTATACGCCATAGCGTAAGTTTATGATTTGTACGCCATAGCGTAAATGGTTAGCAGTTTAAACACATGCTCAGGTAGTCGGGATTAAACTAGATCAACGATTTCACAGCTATCCCCAGAACAAGCCAATGTCTGACTTCCTGCTGTGTTGTCTTCTACTTCATAGTCCGAGAGTTTACCCCAGTCAATAGACGAAGGCATCTTCCCTAGCATTTCTTCGTAAGCATCTTTGTTACAGTCTTGATAAGGTGCTTGCTGATACGTATGCTCGTTAAACGGCAAGAACGATACCCCAGACATCTCATCAAAGTGCTTGTAAACGAAAGCACCTACTTCCAACCATTCCTCAGACTTGACGTTAATTGTCACAGAGGGTTTGTGTTCACACCAACTACGCTGGTAAGCCAACCACATTTCCAACTGCTGAATTGCTGTCATATCTGCTGTAATAACAGCACCACTCGGAGACTTCATAGGAAAGCTAAACACTGTTGTCATGTCTGGCTTCATTACGTCTGGCTCGTTAGGGATGCCTTGGTCACTCATAAACTGTGTCAGGGGGTCTTTGTTGTCGCCACGGACAGTACGAATATAATAGGCTGAGTGACGAGCATGAATCCCAGAAGCAGAGTCCACAAGCTGGGAGACAGTGCCAGAAGGCTTGACGCAAGTGATAGCAGTAGCAACAGGGATACCAAGACGTTCAGCCCACTCAGCGTTAGTAGCAACGGCGATAGATTTAAGGTGTTCAAGGGTCTTCTCCAATCCTTTGTTCTTTGTTGTCATAAGCGGGTTATCCATGATGCCAGTCAATGACACCCCAAGCAACCGCTCTTCTTCTGTGTTCTTCTGCCAAATCTTACGCAAGTAAGGGAACTTTGTATGCGTTGACTGGATCGTACCAAGAATAGTTGCGATACGAACCTTTCGTTCTAGGGTCTCAATGCTATCTGTAGATCGTACCACGCACTCTGTTAAATTACAGAACTGATACGGGCGTAAAATTATCTCGCTGCAAGGATTCGTACCGAACTCATAGTCTGGATCACGCCGACCATTCTTAGCTGCTTGCTTCTTAGATGCCTGTCGATTGAATACCCCACGTTCCCCTGATCCACTCTCAACCAATGACATCCATTCTCGCATAAACGACAGACTGTCAGGCTTCTCCGTATATGACACAGAGTTATTAGCCAAGGCTCGTTGTGGATCGTTCTCCCACCATGAACCACTCTTAGCATGACGCATACGGTCATCACTCAGGTTGCTCAAAGAGATCATTGCAGAGCGACGAACGCCTCCGACTACTACGACTTCACCAATCTTACACATGATGTCGTGGCACTCAACAGAACTAAGCTGACGACCCTCTGCTGACTTAAACACACGCACTACGAAGTCAAACAGATCAATCAAAGGCGCTGGACCTGATGCACGACCTCCGAAGACCTTTAGCTTTGCACCTGCTGGACGAACAAGCGAGACATCCCATGAGGGCTTCTTACCTCCGTACAGATCAGCAATGACCTTACGAAGTGCCTTAGCCCAACCCTCTTTGCTATCCTTTACGACGATCAACTCCCCTTCACCAAAGCAATCTGGCACTACAGGTAGCTTAGAGATAAACTGTCGTTCAACAGAAAAGCCAACACCAGTCCCGCACAACAGAATAAACATAGCTTCGTCAAATGACTTAACGTCATCTACTGGCATGTAGCTACAGTTATAGCCTGCTGTGTTGTCTCGGTTAAAGGCTTTACCTGCTGTCATCAACGCCCGCATCGAAGGCATTACCTCTAGATTAAGAATAGCCTCCTCAATGTCCTTGATGTAACTATCGTCACCAGCCGCAGGCTTAACGATGTTATCCATGTACCGAGTTACCGTCTCTCCCCAGTTCTCACGTCGGCCTTTGTCCTCAAGCCAACGAGCATAACGTGACTTGTGAATGAATGACTGGTAGTCAGTCGGTAGCATGTTATCCATTATTCTTTTCCTCGTAGTTGTTTATCTTCTTCCATCCAGACCATACGATCAATATCCGAACGACTGATACCAATGTCGTTTAGCTCTCGTGTAGTTAGCTGGTTAAGCTGCTTGATAGCCTGTCGGTGACTACGCCATGTAGCCAAGTAATTCATGTACCTCCAGAACCATGTCATCGGTTATCCCCTGACCCTTTAATTGTACCACGCTTCTGTCGGCTATTTAGTTTACCTACATTCATCTCAGCGACAGATTGAAGTGTGCCACCATAGAGATTTGCCAGTGCAGCTACGTAAAACAATACATCACCAAGCTCCTTCATCATCTCCTGCTTGTCTAACTCAGTATTATCACGAAGGCTCTTCTTGAGTTTCTCTGCAACCTCACCCGCTTCTCCTACGAGACCAAGGGTGTTTTCCATTTGTCGTGTGAGACCCTTAGTCAGGACTTTACCCTCTACCCATTGACTATAAGCTGCAAAAGGGTTCTTTGGAATCCCATCCTTGTCAAACATATCTTGGTATCCCATATCTTCCATGTCGTCTCCGTTAATCATATTGATCTCCCATAAAACTCTGTGGGCTTATTTGAAGACATATCAACATCAAACAAGTACCACGCACAATTATCTTTCCCTACGCTCTTGCTACCCTCAATCCACTTAACTCTTCCCACACTTACTACCTTAACACAATAGGTCATGTAAACCGCCGACTGCTTTGTGTGCATCCAATCAGCATCAAACAACACCCATGTTGGACATATTTCCATCCAATGCTCAATAAATGGATGTAGTATCTTTCTATCCCAAGGTGGGTTAGTAATACAATAGTCAACTACTCCAGTTCCACCAATGTCAAGATCAAGACCATCATGGCGAAAGATACTGGGATGTCTAGGCTCAATATCGCAAGCATACAAACACTCCCCATGTCCATCCGTAAGGTGTTTAATGTGTTCAATCAACCTACCGTCACCCGCACATGGCTCTACGTAATCAAACGTGTAAGGCAAGTGCGGGATCAGAGGCTCAACAGCAGCCATTGGTGTAGGGTAAAAGTCACGCTCAACTCTCTCGTAATTGCTACGCTTGCCCATACATCCCCTTTAGTGTTGCTTGTGAGATAAACTGAGGCTCATACATACCGTTAGATACCTCTCGTTTAACTACAACACCTGACCACCACTCACGATTGGCTTGTCCTGCCCACGATTCTTCTGCGCCTTTGTAGCACCCCGCGACCAAGCCGATAACACCATCAGGGTGCGAAGCATCCTTAAACTTAAGATCACGTTTGTGACTGTGACCACAAGTAGAACTATGGTGGCGGTGAGCGAGTAGCCCATTAGCATGATGCATACCAGACATAGCTGACCCAAAGTTACCACTACTAAAGAAGTGAGCATAAGAGACCCCATCGTAATCAGCGATGGCGGGGGCGCTATTCTTGTACTCGTGGTATTCGTCGAACCAGTGCTTTGTTTGAAGATGCCCGAAGGAAATCCCGTATTTACTTCCCTCAAGTCTTGGGTCTGTTTTGATAGCCTTTTTGATTCTATGCTCATGGTTCCCCTCAAATCCAAAGTAGTTAGGACGCTTACGTTTATGGTGTCGGAACTTCCATCGTAGTCTTTCCTGTGCATCATTGTACTGGTTGATGTCAGCCTCATAGTTCTGACTAACGATTGCTTCTGGGGAACGAGTGTCAAATGTATTTAATGACCGCATGTCAGCGCCATCCCCCAAGTCAACGACATAATCAGGCTTGAGGTCATACAAGAACTCTCCCAGCCAGTTGAACCGCTCGTTGTCCACTGAAGGATCAACATGCGCACAACTAAAGACTACTACTGTTTTACTCATCCTCTACCTCCATTTCCATCAAGGCCACTCGAACCTCAAAGTCTACTTCCTCAAGTTGCTCTTTACTTAGCCTCTTTAGTGCTTCCATTACTTCAGCCATTCGTCGGGTATCCTTTTGTCTGAGTAGATGAACCCATGCTTGTCGCACCAGTCACCGTATGTTGTCTTAGAACCCTTGTTGATCTTACCACGAGAGTTACTAAACACAAATCGTATGTCTAATTTAGGGTGTTGCTCCTTTACCTTCAAGTGTTTCTTTCTGTCGGCAGCTACAAATCGTCCTTTTGCCTCAATTATGATACCATTAGGTAAAATGTAGTCTGGCGTGTATGTTTTATTCTCGTGTAAGACCCACTTAATCTTCATGGTCTCGTACTCGAAACTTACACCCAGTTCCTTTAGGTCGTCTGCTATATCTTCCTCAAGTACTGATCGGTAGCCATTCTTTATTGCGTGTTGTCGTCTACTGGTGGTTGCCATAGCTGCCCTTCATACCTCCGTAACCATAGTAGCCTAGCGTTCTCAATGATACGATCTGTATCACCGTCATAGGCTTTCACACAGGCTCCCCAGAGGTCATCCACTGACTTACACTCCGCAAGTAGCTTCTCTGCTTTCTTAGGGCCAATTCCTCTCAGCCCCTTGATGTTGTCTGCTGCATCCCCTGTTAGTATCTGAGTGTAGAAGAATAAATCCCCCTGCCACTCACTAACCTGTGTCCACTCTTTCCTGTTAAAGTTAAAGTGCCAACAGGGTATCTGTAGCATGTCTTTGTCGATTGATGCGACAACAGTGTTAGGTCCACACCGTGTAGCTTCTATTGCTATTAGGTCATCAGCTTCTTCGCCTTCACTTACGATTGC